AAATCGTATTCATCTTCGTATTCATTTTCATACTCACCTTTGCCCGTATAGTTGAGAAGGCTGCAATTTAGTTCTAATAGTTTACATTGGAGGGTGTCCCCTCCAACTCCCCGACCTCTGGACAAGGTCTATTTTTTTTGAAAAAATTTAAAAAAACTTCATCAAAACTATTGACATTATACAACTTTAGTTGTATAATAGATACATAAGGTTAAGGAGGAAACCTTAGACAAGGAAACTAGTAGAAAGGAAAACAAAATGTTTAAGTTCAAAAAGAAGCCACTCAAAGTAAAAACAAATAAGCTAGTAGTTAAAATAAACTTATTTATAATCAGCTTTGAATGGCACTTAGAAATTGGATAGTGAGAAATCACTATCCACCCCTTCGGGGGTGTACTTAAATTATAACAGGAAAAACAATGAAAGTAAATCTAAAAATTAGAAAAACCACCAAGCGTGAAAAAGTTGAATTTATTATCGGACTTCTTCTACTCCTATTTGCAGTTTGGTATTTTATGAGGTAATATATGTCAGTAGATATTAAAGCTATCCGCTGGCTTTTAGACAACGCCACAGCCTATGCTATCAGCAAAAACTGTGGCGTATCTATTCAGGCAGTAGATAAGTATAAAAATGGTGTATCAGATATCATGAACATGCGTTTAAAACACGCTATCAGCATGACTTCTTACGCCCGTACACTACAAGAAAAACAGTGAGTACCATCACTGTTTTTTCTATTTTGAGCAAACAAAAAAACCGCAAGCATAAGCCTGCGGTTAAAACAATTAGAACAATATTTTAGAAATTTTCCTTTCTATTTTAAAAAATTATTTAGTGGTAACAATTAGTCCATCAGGTAATACATCAAGTGCTGGTTTGTCTGAACGGCTTCCATCGTCGTTGACGTAGTACCAGCCACCTTCAACTTTGACAAGCTCTTTTGAAGACATTGCGCCATTCTCTTCCTTGAGATGGTATAGTTTGTCCTTGTATTTGACCCAACCAGTAACCATTGCGCCTGAATCGTCCATATAATACCATTCTGACCCTACAAGCACCCAACCAGTCGCCATTGCGCCGTTGTCTTTGAGGTAGTACCATTTTTCATTATCTTTCAACCATTGAGACGTTAAGCAATATCCTGCGCTATCGAAGTAGTACCAAACCCCGCCGATTTTTTCCCATTTATTATATGGAAAACTACCGTTATTCCACCTGAACCACCAACCCTTAGAGTCTTGTTTCCAAGTTCCAGCGGTCTTAGGTTTTTCGTCTTCTTCATCGTCTAACAGTACAATATTCTTGTCAAACGGGTTACTAGAATACTGCCACCATCTGATACCGTCCATGCTTGGAAAGTATTCAAAGTCAGCGTTTCCATCGTTTAGCCCATATCCTGCAATCCAAAGAGAATTAGGGAATTGTGCAAGGATTTGCTGATAGTCTACATTCTCAAGCGTGAAAGGTTTATAACTATAATAAATAGGTTTATATCCAGCACTTGCAATCATCTGCATAAAGCGCAAGCATGCTTTAGTGTTTGCTTGTACGTCTCCACTAGGGTCGTCCTCGTAGTCAAGGACAAGATACTGAACTTTCTGGGGCACGTTGTCAAGGAAAAACTGCGCTTCTCTTTCGGCTTCTGCTACGTCTCCACCAAAACGGGCAAAGTGATAAAATCCGATAGGGTTTGACTGCTCTACTTGAGCGGATAAGCACGGATTTAGGTAGCTTGTACTTTCTGACACTTTGATAATCGTGTTAGTTGTTCCCATCTGCTCCAATAGCCCTGTGATGTCGTAGCCGTTGTGGCTGGATACGTCGATGAATAAGTCGTTTTTCTTCATTGTCCTCTCCTAGTTTTGGACTGGCTCTTGATAGTCAAGAGCGCGTTTGCTATCAGAAATTCCTGCAGTTGTTGGGTCTGGAATGATATTTAGGATATTTACAATCGTCAACCCCACAAGATAAGGGTTCGCAAAGAATTTGCCAAGCAAGTCTAAAATGACTCCCCAACTGACCAAATCCTCTAGTTTTAGATTGAAATATGCGAGAATTGGCAAAACTAGTGCAAATACCACTCGCAATAAGAATGTTTTATTTTTAAAATTAAAACGTATTTTCCAGTTGATCATGTTTATTCTCCTTTATTTTTATCTTCGTCTTTTTCAAGTAAGCGCTGAAATGCTTTTAAAATTGGCTGAAAAAGAGTGACATTTCCTTTTAGTTTGCGGTAATTTTCAATGAGTGATTGAAAAGTAAATACGATGTACCCGAGATAAATTGAGTACAAGAATGCGAAGCCTGATTTTTCAGGCAAGAGCACGGACATCGGAATAAGGATCATCAGTAAGAGAACCCCTAAAATCTTGCGAAGGAGCCCATTGATGCCGATTTTGCTCTTATACTCGATGTCAGGGTTTGCGATAGCAGCAATTGTTCCTGTCACGAAATCAATGATTTCCATTGAGACAATCAAAGCTAGAGCGTACAAGACCAGACCGTCTTCAGTCTGGATGACGCTACGAAAAAAATTGAAAAATTCGATTTGCATACAACCTCCTTTGTCTATACTTCTTTCAGATTAAATTTAAAGCCACGGAATTTACTAGCAACTCCAGGGCGATTCTTGGATGTGATTCGATAAAATCCAACATCGAGCACAGCGCCGTCTGATAATGACTGCCCATTTGACGTCACAATCACGTTGTCTCCAAAAAAGCGGATAATTGACGGACGTTCAATATAAACCGAAACCTCAAACATTGTCTTTGTTTGAGCGGAATTTAGTTGACCTTCTAAATCGAAACCGTCAGTTCTAGCAATCCACTTCACATCTTTTTGTTCATCATTCAAATAATCTGAATAATTCAAATCAGATGCCACTTTGTTATTTTGATATCCAACTTTGCTAGATTCTGAAATCACAACCGTCTGATGTATCAATTGACTTGCTAAAAATTCTGCCCCTTTTTGATGTCCAAGATCCCCAAAATGACACATGTCAGGAATTAATTCCTTAATCTTATATTCTGAATTATTCAAAATATTTCGTGTGCCTGCGTTATAATCAATAAATGGTAATCCTAACTCTTCGGCTAAATCCTTCTTGATGTTGTCAGCGATCGCATTAATCTTCGAACCAAATCGTTTGTAATTCTCAAATTCAGCTTGAGTACTCATTAGTACAGGTTTAATGCCTTTCGCCAACAATCGATTGATAACATTGATATGATCGTCACGAAATGATTTAATCTTACTCACGTCGTACACCATATCGTTGATGCCCATTGCAATGAATGCATAATCAACGGATTCAGGTATCGGAGATAGAACAGCATCCAGATTTTGGCGAAGCCAATTAATTGTTTTTCCTGAAAATCCTCGATTATAAAATTTATGGCTGAATGCATAATCTTTTTGACTATTTACAATCTTATTCAAAATTTCGGTGTAGCTATTAGGTTTGTCGGTCAGTCTTTCAAGAACGTTTCCTGAATATTCAGTTGTTCTGAATCCATCAGTTGTACTATCTCCTAATGTTACAAAAACAGTTCTTTTAGTCTGCAGGTCGATTTTGAGCTGATCTAATGTGATTGTCGACTGAGCAGAAACCAATTTGTCGATGTTGACAAAATTTCTTTCGTGAGATATATGTCGGATTTCACCAAAATATATTTCCGCAATTTTGACTAGAGATGCTGTTTTTGGCACTTCAGTTTTTCGATACTCTGAATAAGAATACATAGTCGTAAGCTGAAAAGTTTTAGTGTCTCTATTGAACAACAATAAGTGTCCAAACGATGAATTAAATGTAAGTTCAAATTCATCAATTGCGTTGATGTAATATCCATCGCAGGCGATGATGAAATCATTTCCCTCACGTTTGCCTTTTATCGTTCGTGTTTTTGGGTCAAATATAATTTGCCCTTGAATCACTGTACCCCAATTAGCATCTATATAGTCACTTCTCTCACCAATCTTTAATCCAATAGTCTTGACAAAAGGAGAAGATTGTGGATGCAGAAGCACCCCGTTGTACAAAATGGCAAGAATGGTTTCTCTATTACCAATATTGCTAATATTTCCAAGATTTCTCACATACAATTCATGAGTTTCGTCATTGTATATAACGTATTGACTTACTGTTTCTTTTGGTAAAGATGCTGATAAATTCTCATTCACGCTAGCTTTTCTTTTACCTACTTGAAACCAACTTCCGCTGGCCAATGTAACTGTAGAATTTTTTGCATCAATTGTTAATCGCCCTGCTAACATTAAACCAAAACCCATACGCTCATCCAATTTAGCATCCGTTACAGAGCCGTTAACAATGTTAGCAGAACTAACAGCGTTATTTCCAACAACTGCCACTTTGTTTCCAGAGATTTGTTCTCTTGCATCCTGTGCTAACATTGCCCAAGTAATTTGTGCAGCACCATTCTTATCAACCTTGTCATTGATAAGTTGACGGGCTTTTTGATTAGCAGCATCCGCATTAGCATTTATGCTCAAAAGATTTTGCGAAAGTGTGTCAAATCCACCTCTGGCTTTTGCAACTTCCATATTTGTGTTGCCATCAAATGTTGCATCTTCATAGACTTTTTCTATACCGTCATGAATAGCTTGTCGAACATCACGACCGAAAACTCCTTCTTTAATAACTTTTAAATATTGGTCAATTCCCATTTAAACTTTCCTTTCCAGATTTTCAATTCGTTTCAATAGATCATCTAAGTCAACCTTCTTTGAAATTAGCAAATGATCCAGTTTTTTCTTATCTTGAGCAGATAAGAGTTGGCTAGACTGTTCGTTCAAAGTATTATTGACAGTTTCAAGTGCATCAGCTGTCGTATTTGCAATTTTTTTCACTGCATCCAGTTGTCTCTGTTGCTCTTTAAGCTGATTTGCTGTAACTAATTGCCGAGTTCGCTTACGAATATTATCTAACTGCCACTCTTCCGCAGACTTAAATTTTTCCCCAATCGTCAAACTAGATCTCTCAACATTTAACAAATCAATCTGACGCGCAACTACTCTCAGTCGCTCGTCGATAAACATAACAGGATTGATAACCCTATATGTGTTACCTTCCTCAAACTCGTCAAAATTCGGGTTGATGTGCGACAAGTTGACTGCTGAAACAGAGTATTGATAAGCTACAGCTTTTTGAGTGGCTAGCTGGCTTTCTCCTGCCTGTTTTAGAGCAACAGGGTTCTCTATGTCATCAAACGTGGCAGTCTCCATTTTGATACCATACTCGGCAATCAAATCAGGTCTATCGATGTAGTCTTTTCCGTTGTTGACTGAGGCAATGCTGACACGCTGATTTGTCTCACTATTTTTATTGCCATATACAAGCAGGCGAGATACGATGCCCTCTGGGTTGATATGCTGCTTTAATGACAATAGATTGACAGAGAGCTTGATTTCCGTGTCGCTGTCAACACCAATCTGCTTCTTAAAATCAAGATATCTCTTCCCATTCTCCTTGCGAATTTGTAGTTCCAGTCCATGCTCGTTCAGGATAAGGTTTGTCAATGTGGCAAAAGTCGACTTGGCAGGGTCTACATCGGCTTCCATGTGGTCGCCTGTTGCGATTAGGTCTGTCAAATCACCTGGCAAAAATTCCTTATAAGATTCCAGGTTGTCATTGTGGAATTTCAAGACTTGTTTTACAAAATCAGATTTCTTCCCGCGGTAAATTTGTTGCCTTTGTTTGCTGTCGTTCAGAAAATCAAGCTCCGATTTGGCATTGTATGCAAATGTAAACACTCCACTTTCTGCCATGTCATTTGTGATTGGGGTGATACGACCGTAAAATACTTCTCTACCTGTCCGCATATTGACTACTTGTACCATGGTCTGTAAAGGCTTGATAAGAGCCTTGTAACCAGCGTTGTTTGGCAAAAACTGGAAATCAAACTGGGCAATCTTATTGATTTCAAACTTAATAATGGCCGACAAGAGCTTATTCCCGCCGGCCATTGAATCGTGTATCGGTGTCACGTTGGCACCGTTAATCAAACTAACTGCATACATCAAATCAGCTCCTTAAACCATTTGAACGAGATTCTGCCGTTTCCTTTGATGCGAATTTCATTCTCTTTTTCGAGTGTGAAAAAGTCATATACACGACTACCTGGAATAATACTGAACTGTTGATTCCGCATAGTCAATGTCATGTTGCTGGTCGACGTAATCTCTGGTCGTGCCAAGCTGATGCCTGTGTTGACCAATAGAATATCAAGCGAACCTTTAACATCGAAAGCAATATCTTGGAATGCGTCTAGTTCAAAGTTAAATTCATCCCAGATATCACTTCCTTCAGCTTTCTCGGAAATCATGAAGGGATAGGCTGTGAATGTGATTTTTAGCACACCATGCGCCCAATCCTCTTCAAAAGCACTATCCCCTTGGACTTCGGCTAGGAAATAAAAATCAGGAATTGCATCGTCATATAGAGGTGCGAGTCCAGTAGTACCCATTAGCCAGTTAATAGCACTTGTTTTAGCCATATTCATGGCTTCTTTCGTGCCATAGATTGTATTCTTGATTTTGATTTGATAGGTCAAGGTCCTCTGTTCGTAGAGCTGCCCGCCGTAAACCGTTGAAAAATCATATTTTTCATTTGAAAATGGAATTGGCACCAGTACCTTCTTTTTGTCAGGGATGCTAATTGACCGTTCATTTAACAAAAGCAAGCCTTCATCTTCAAATGAGTGCCTGCCATTGTATCTAATTCCGTAGTGTTTAGCCAACTGTGCCTCCTCCTTCGATAATTTGAATACGCTGTGCTTGGGCATCTGAAACATATCCCACAATCAATTGAGCGAATGTTTTGCCGTCAATATTTAAAATGATTGGTTGTGGATTTGGTTGTTCCACGTTCACAATAATCTTGTCTTTGACAGTAGACATGATATGATCTGCTATCATTCCAAGTGTGCTTTCGTTTAATGGCAATACCGCTTCTTTACCAGCCTCTCCACCACCCATCAGCCCATTACTGTTCATGCCGAAAATGGTTGGTTTGGTTAAAATACCACCTTTGGCAAACCATGTAATATCAATAGATGGCAATGACCCCTTACCACCGAATCCCCACGGTGCCTCGCCACCGCTGATGTTGAAGCGTGGTAGCTTCGGTCTAGGTAGTGACCATTCAAAGTTAAAGAAACCCTTCATAGCATTGATAGCATTGGAAACAGCATCTCTAGCATCGTTAATGGTATTCGTAATAGTATCTCTAATACCATTCCAAACACTGTTTACAGTATTAAAAATGCCAGACATTATACCACTAATTGTGCTCGATATTCCGTTAAATACATTAGAAATAGTATTGGAAATCGAGGTTACTATATTGCTGATGAATGACAATATGCTATTCCAAATTGTGGATACTATATTGAAAATCATGTTGAGTACAAATTGGATATAGGTCACAATCGCTTGCCAAGTCGTTTGAATGTATTGCTGAATAGCTGTGAGAACTGTCTCAATGATGGACTTGATTGCATTGATTAAGCCGTCTACAACACCTCTCATCGTCTCCCATGCGCCAGACCAGTCACCGTTAATCGCCTGCATAACTGCCTTGATGATTCCAAGTACGGTGTTGATTGCTGTCTCTACAATTGTTTTGATGACTGTCCAGACTGTCTCGATGACTAGTTGGATATTCGACCAAGCGGCTTGAATGAGTGGCTGTAAAGCTGTCATGACTGTGTTAATGACAGATAAGATGGCATTCCAGACTATTTCTGCGGACGACTTGATCAACTCTTGGTTTTCCGTCCACCAGTCCACAACCACTCCAAACATGCTAATGATGAAGTCAGAAACTTCACTTACAACTTTGTTAATGACTTCCAGAATGGCATTCCAAACTGTCATGACAGCGTCACGAAATCCCTCGTTTGTGTCCCATAGATACTTAATACCAATTACGACTGCTGCAATAGCGGCAACAATTAAAGCAGCAATACCGATTATGGGTGCAGCTGCTGCAATCATTGCTCCGATGGATGTTCCAAGCGCAACTGCTGCTGCTTGCAAGGTTAAGAATATCGGGACTAGAATCCCAGCGACTGTGACTACACCTCCCAAAATCACGATGAATTCTTTTACTGGACCAGGTAGACCACTGAACCACTCTGCAATATCTTTGACTATGTTTCCCAGCACTTCAAATACAGGGGCTAGAACTTCAGCAATTGCTGCGCCTAGTTCGGACATAGCTAGCGTGACTGAGTTTTGTGCTGTCTTAAATTTATCAATTGGATCCAGAGTAGCTTCAAATGTCTTTGAAACCGCTCCCGCTGAGTATTCAGCAGATTCAGCGAATGATTGGAAGTCAAAAGAACCACGCTTGATTGCGTCAATCATTTGAGGTGCTTTCTTGGCTCCGAATATTTCCATAGCGAGTCCCATTGCTTCGGTTTCGCTAGTTGTATTCTTTATCTTATCGATTGTTTCGACAAGACCTTCTTTCAAGGTCTTACCTTGTGTAGCGTAAGAGCCTGCTGCCTTCGTTAATCCTGATAAAGCACTTGAAGCGTCCACACCACTCGTCTCAAATTGTCCGAGCAATGCTACACCTTCTTCAAATGAAAGGCCTAACATTTTAATCTGTGGTGCGCCTTCGATAGCTTTTTTCATCAAGTCATCAACAGATACACCAGTTGATTGAGCTGTGTAGGTTGTAGAGTCTAGGACTTTCGCTAAATCACTAGTTGATAGCTCATAAGCTTCCAAGGCTTTACTTGCTGAAATAGTTGAATTGGTAATGTCTGTACCGTTGATTTCAGCAAACTTAATCATTTCTACGGATACATCTTTGAGGGCATCACCAGTCAGTCCAAATTGTGTGTTGACCTCTCCGACTGCTTCACCAGCCTTGCTGAAATCAGTTGGGATAGTTGTCGCGATGTTTGAAGCAATATCTTGCATTTCTTTCAAACTATCGCCTGTCGCACCAGTTTTGGTCACGATAGTGTCCATGCCTTCGTCAACTTGCCTGAAGGCTTCTAGTGCATTCTTTCCAAAATCCACAAGTTTCTGACTAATATCAGCTAGCTTCTCTGAGAATTGATTAAGTAGCTCAGCTTTTAGAAGATTGTTCGTTTCAGTCAGAGTTCCAGATGCTTGTTTGCCAGCTCCACCCAAATTCTTCATCTCTTGAGAAAGATTTGAATACGCTGTTTTAGCTTGGTTCAGTTGAGCTTCCATTTTGTTAGCTTCAACAGAATTTTCGCCATATTCTTGCTTGGTTAGTTCTAACTGCTTCTCGAGATTTTCAATCTGTTTAGCGACGAAAGAGGATTGTGCGCCAATCTTTTTCTGCGCCAGAGCTAGTTTTTCGGACTCGCTAGCATTTGCTCCTAGTTGGCTTTCTTGTAGTTTGAATGAACTTACAACTTTTTCAGATTCACTTGCAAGGCGAGTCTGCTCTTTCTGTAAGTTCTGAAGCTGACTCTTATTGCTTTGGGTAGCATTGCCGTTTTCTGCAAGTGTCTGGTTAACGTTTGCTAGTTTGCCTTCGTAACCTTTCAGGACATTCTTAGTAGTTTCAACTTCACGTTGAAAAGCTCGATACTGCTCTTCACCAATCTTTCCTTCTGCAAATTGCTTCTGGACCTGCTCCTCTGCAGTCTTCAAAGTTTCGAGTTTCTCTTTAGCGTTGGAAACCTGTTTTGCTAAGAGTTCCTGTTTCTGGCTAAGCAAGACAACGTTGCCAGGGTCAAATTTCAAGGCTTTATCAATTTCTTTGATTTCCTTGCTGGCATCAGAGGCAGACTTATTGACATTTTTTAAGGCCTTATCTAAGCCGGTTGTGTCGCCACCAATTTCAATATTGATACCCTTAATTTTTCCTGCCATGTGTCCTCCTTTCTTTAAAAATAAAAGTGCTGAGAGAGCGATTCTAGCAACGTTTTCCTTGAGTTAACAAGGTATTCATCGTAGAAATTCTCTCAAAGCACTTTAGAAATTATCAATATCGTCTTGTGTAGCTCTTCTTGTCTTAACTTCGGTCTGTTTGTCTGGATCACGAAGATTGACATAGTCTGTTTGGTAGTCAAGGGCCATGCCAAGTGTGATGTGTTGTAGCTCCTCTACTGACAGACCGACTTCTTTACAGCAGGATAAATAGGACTCTACTGTAAAAAGTTCATCACTTGCAGATTCGCTGTCATCGAAGGCTTTTTTGTGGCCATGTTTGCCTCCAGCATTTCCATTAAGACAGGAGCGACGTCTTGGACAGGGAAATATTCCAAATCCATGTAAAAATTGTCGTAAGGCTTGACCGTAGGGTCTCCCGATTTCACAAAAGTCCAAAACAGTCGGTTAAAGAAAGTCATATCGAAATCTTTCAACATGGACATGTCTAGCTTACTGACATCAATTTCTTTCTGTTCTTGTGACAAAGCCACCATTTTCAATAAGGCGTCGCCCTGGAACATGTTCATCAAGTCCTGGAAATAATCACGGCCAAATTGATTTTTGTAAGCAATTGGCGTATAGCCATTAGTTACCAAGCGAAATTCTTGGTCTTCAATCTGAAAAAGTCGCTCCATTAGCCACCTACTCCTTCTGTTGCTCCAAATGTCACGCCTTCTGCAGGTTTGTAAACATTTTTAAACCAACTGTCGTAAACCTCTTTGGTTGTATTTGCTGTTGTCCGAGTCTTAACAGCTTTATCAGATGATCGTGGGACTGATGCAAAGGAAAGTTCCGTAGTGTTCGGGTCTCCTGACTTAGTTTTTGAACCCTGCTTTGGTCGAGTAACTGTACACTTGTACATTACGTGACGAGTAGCATTCTTATCCCCCTCAATTTGGAACATCATCGCAAAGGCTGCTTGCTCCGCATTAGCAAACTCAGACTGTGTTCCGTCTGAAGCTAGCTTCTCCCCTAAAATTTCAGTTTGGAAATAATCGGTCAAGCGAGCAATTGTCAATGTACCTGTGTAGCCCTTGTTGGTTGAGCCGCCATAGTAGGTCACGTTGTCTGCTTGGAAATCAATCGTTTCTCCTTGTGGCTCAATTGTCAACTCGACGGCCCCAGGTAGTGCTTGTGGAGTGTCGTAAGTCAAATTGCCTAGGGCATCCTCTGAGGTAATTTTGGCAATATGGACTTTCTCCAAACCAAATTCAATTTTGTTTTCTGGTTTTTTCGTCATGTTCTTCTCCTTCTTAAATTAGACTGACATCATATATGACTTGATAGAGCCCTTCTGACTCAATGTACATCTCATCAGAAAACTCAAAAAAGAGCTTGTTTTGATTAAACAGGCTCTTTAATGTATCTTCCAATGCTTCATTTTTCTTATCAGTAATCAGTTCTACCGTAACTGATTTGATAGTGTGATACGCTTCATTATCAGCATTGAGATTATCCTCTCCATCCTGATAATAGACTGCGTAGGGTGTTTTAGGGTTTTCCCCTTTCCTGAATTGACGGTAACGGCACGGTATTCCCAATTCATTCATGACAGCTGCAAATTCTGATAGTTTCATTGGCCAATTCTCCTGATGCGTTCTTCAAATTCGGCAATAGCTTCTTCTTCCACTGGTGCGATATGGACCTGCGGGCTCGTTCGTCCACCATCACGGTTGACATGCCCATTTTCAAGTAAATGGGTTAGGCGATAGTCAGGTCCTCTGACATATGCCACATAAGTTCCGTTCTTTAATCGTTTCTTGGCCCATTTCTTTCTATAGTTTCCTGTCATCTTTGGGCTGCTGACCCTTAACTTGGCTACAGCTTTATCGACAACATCGCTAGCAGCTTCATCAACTTCTTGCTCAACTTCTTCCGACCACTCTTCTAGTGCAGACATGATTTCGCTAGTTAGATCCAGTGCCATTTTTTACTACCTCACAAGTCAATTCGATGATATCCCCATTTTCAAATGTCTTGATGACCTCGTATCTCACTCCTTCAAAATCCACATACACCTGATTGTCATACTCAAAATCGTGGACCTCAAGTACCATGGAAGGATTCATGTTGGCTTGTGATGCAAAATAATACTCTGACCGTGTGAGAGACCGCTTATTGCATGATACCTCAACACCTACCTCTTTGTAGGTTGGTTGTAGCAACTCATCCAATGTCGGCTCTTCAGAAAGCGAAATTAGGGTGCAATCTTCATTCCATCTCATGACTCTGCCTGCTTCCTATATGTGATTTGATAGTCGTGCAGTTTCTGCTGTAGATAGCGTGGCATGGTTGGCTGGTCTTTGTTGATGTACTGGTAGTATGTCCAATCGGAAACGAAGGTAACATGGTGAGGTAGATTCAGGTCAATGGCAATGCCCTTGACTTGTTCTAACTCATCAATAGAGCTTTTGATAAGCTCTTCTAGGTATTTGTCACGTTTGTCGGACTTGATACCCTCTTTCATTTTGACCAATTTCAAGACATCTGAATGTTCCATGGCTTACTCGCTTTCTTTAGAGGTTTTTCCACGAGTTTTTTGAGTTCTAACGACTTCCGATGCCAGCTCGCTTGCTAACTCGGATACTGATTCAGAAACGCTTTCACTTTCTGATTCGGACACAGATTCAGAAACGCTTTCACTTTCTGATTCGGACACAGATTCAGAAACGCTTTCGCTTACTGATTCGGACACAGATTCAGATTGCAGTATCTTGATTTCGTCTAAGACAACTACTAGTGGAGTTTCATTCAATCCATTAAGATAATCTGCTCGCTCTTTAGTCGTTACAAACTCCTCGTCAATCCTCCGAAGGCCAATTATTGATTGACTATCGGAAAAAGTAACGAGTGCTCTTACTCTTACTTCAGTTGGTTTCATGGTTTACCTTCTAACCTGGAGCGTTGGATTTGTCGGCTGCGAAGGTCACATCTGTTGGTTTAGGTGCAACAGATCCGTCTTTTCCCAAAGCGTTTACTGCGGCGAAGCCTTCACCAAAGATTGGACGACCATCATATCGTGCAATTCCCTTGAAGACAGTATTGTCTTCGATGAATTGAGCATGTTCAGATTGAGCCATAGTTGCCCCTTCACGTTCTGCTAAAATGTAAAGTGACCCAAATCCACCTACAATATGTCCGTCTGGAATGAAATTGAGTTCAACTACATCGCCGCCAATGACAGGCAAGGTATTGTCAAGACCTGAAGCAATAGCTGCAGCCGAGTTGAAACTCATCAGCTTAATCTTCAAGGCTTGATGTGTTTTACGTGACATCGCCCAGAAGACATTGCCGTCTGAATAGTCAGCTTCGATGACATTAAGTTTTGTGGCTAGTTCTTGGTAGAACTTGATAGGATCTGTGATACCTGCTGGAACTACCGACAAGTGAGTTTCATGCAAGTCAGTCCAGTCACGTTCGTTTTGCCCCCAATATGTAGGTTTTTGAGTTTCTGCCAAGCGTGTCACAATACCAACAGGCATCTTAGTACCTTTTCCATAAATGATAGCTTTATCAAGAGCAAGACCGATATCCTGAGCAAGACCAAAGAGGATTTCATTGGCTAGGTTGAGGTCAGAGTCTTTCAAAATTGAATTTGGTACAGATGTGAAACCACTGACTTTGTATCCGTCCACTTCGACTTGATTAAATTTGAAATCAACTTCATTGATTTTCCCAATCATTTCTGTCCAAATTGCTTCTGGAATAGTCCCAGCGATGTTCTGACGAGCTTCACCCTTGACAGGTTTAAGCCAAACTTTAGTGATCAGTTTTGAATATTGGTCCATGTTGTTGCGAAGCAACTCCAAGAACACTTCTGGAATGGTCAATTCTGAACCATTGACAGCACGTTTTTCTTGGATAAGGCTGCGTGTGTTTTCTAGGAATGACTTGACTTCGCTGCGTTCTACCAATTCAGCCATAGCAGCGCGAGTCAATCCACCAAAATATTTGTTTCGTGTCATAGTTGAGAGTTCTCCTTTTTGTTTGTTTCGGTTTTCAGGTTCAGCAGCAGGTTCTTCTTTGGGTTCATCTTTAGGCTCCTTGCCTTCCAATGCAGCCAATTCTTCTTCAAGTTCGTCAATTTCGGATTGGATAGCATCGACTTGGTCTTGATATTCAGCTTGTTCCTTTGTCAAAGTGTCGATTTCTTCTTCGACAGCCTTGATTTCTTCGTCAGACCGTGCTTCTTCGATGGCTACTTCAAGCTGAGCACTGCGTTCATCAAAGTTATTACCGTCGTTCAGCTCAGACAAGCTTTCTTTCAAGACCTTAATTTTGCGACGGAGCATGAGTTGTTTTAGCATGGGTTAATTTCTCCTTTAATTGTTTTTTTCGGACTTCCAAGGTCCGATTTTGTAGATTTTCAAAATCTCGTTTCCGAGCTTGAACACTAGTAGCTTCATATGCTGGGAAAGTTACGATAGATACTTCATGTAGGTCAATCTTCTCAATTGTCCACTTGATTGTTCCATCTTCACGGAATTCTGTTGATTCTTCGATGATGTTAAAACCAAATGAACATTGATCCACATCTCCACGTTGAACACGAGCATACAGATTAAGTGCATCAGTATCTTGTTCGTTGATAACAACACGGGCCCATAGTCCCTTGTCATCAGCTTCCAAAGTCAATGTACCAGCCTTATTACGACCAAGTACAAGCTCTGTATTGTGATTGATAAGCGCTCGAATATCATTCTCGAGAGTATCATCAAATGCGCCACTTTTGATTTCTTCAAAAGCACCTGGCCACAATTCTGTTTCAGAGCCATAGACTGCAAAATAACCTTCAATTACTTTCTCTTGTTGGCCTTCTTGTTGTTCACGAACAGCAAGTTCAGATTTAAAGCTACGAGTCAGATAGGTTGTTCTCTCCACTTGTTTCTCCTTTCTCTAGTTTTTTCTGATCGCCAATCTTGTCCGCTGGAATAAAGTTTTCCAAAATGACAAGCTGGTCCAACCCTTCTTTTGGTGGCAAGTTTATCCAATTACGGACTTCATTCCCTTCCATCAATCCACGAATATAGAGATTTGAGCCAATTTCCGACAAAGCCTTGAGGTCGTAAGTCAGTAGACTTCTCCAATTCAAAATAAAATAGTGATGTGGAGAAAGTAGCAACTTGGCTGTCAGTTCCTGTTGAATAATCTCAGCGATGGAGCGTATGCGAGTGGTGACAAAGTTGTCAAACTCAGCTTTATCGAATTTACCGACACCGACAAAAAAGGCTGGTACTTGTAAGATATTGGCAATGGTTGTCTTATCTACTTCCACACTGTCCTTGATGGCAATGTCATTCAGACTAAGTGGTTTGATTTGCTGGACATCTATCATCTCAGCAGGAATAATCCATGGCTTGCCAGCCGTAGAGTTTTTTAGGTACATGTCAAATACCTTGTCACGACCTTCTTCCGAAGCAAGCTCTGCCGTATTGGCATCCGTCTTGACAATCAGAGATGGCATATACTTCCCAGACATAAATTCATTTTTTGTATCCGAAGCCTGCTTGAGATTTTTCAGCAGGTCAGCCATGACAACCCTATACCCTTGCCCAAGCCAAGGCTTTTCAGGGTGGACATTCATGGCAAAGTGTAGCACTTCGTCAGGTCCATACACTTCTTGGTAATCATAGACAACTTGATAGTCAAAGCTGGTCCCGTCAAATCGTATTTTTGATGGTGGCAATGGTTTCAAGTCAGCAATCAAGCCATCTTTGTCAATGATTGGATAGACAACGCTATTCCCATCGCCTTCCAAAAGCATTGACCTGACAATGTTGGCTACCCACTTCTTACGGCTCATCCACTTGTAAGGATTGACATCAATCTTGCGAGATAGCTCATTCTTGAGCCGAATGTCGCCTTTTTCTGTGTTCTCCATCAAGTGGATGGTCATGGACGAAACCATGTCAGCAATCCTATCAACCGCCGTCCGAACTTCTGGACAATCAGCAAGCCGAATATAACCCTGTGACATGGATTTTTTGAAAAAATCCTCTGACACAAAGACTTGCATAGCAGATGATGGCTCAGACCGAATTTGATTTGTGTTGTTTTTCTTTCGTTTTTTCAATTTCTTCCTCCGTTCAACCAAGCAGAAGCGTTGCCTGATTTCTCGCTATCTTCTAGCATTTGACAAGCAGCAAACACCGACGCATCGAATAAGTCAATACGCATAGACTTCTCGACCTTTTCATACTGGATCATGTCATCGACCTTTTCAATCCCACGGACATTTCCGACACAATACTCATATGCGTCAGAATGGCAATAGTAAAATTTCCCGTTGAGTGACTTGGTTTCAATTCGTCTGAAGCCTTCCGACTTTTTCCAGAAATACTGTGGAGCATCCACAATCTTGAACTTGGCCTTTTTCATACCTGAGAAGAACTCACGACCGAACTTCTTATCAAATCCCACACGTTGGATCTTGAAACCCATATCCCTCATACTGACAAACCAATTCACGATGTCGTCATAGGAAACTGTTGGAGTGTTTGACATGGTCAACCATCCATCTTGTTCCCAACCAAACAATGGAATACCATCATCATTAGCCTTCTGATGTGCAGCAGTAATTGGGAAGAATGCATGAGTGATAACAATGTCCACATCTTCATAAGTTCCGTATAGAGCTGCAGCAGTCAAATCATGAAGCTTGGACAAGTCTGCACCACCATACCATTTGATAGGCAACTTAACCAAGTCTTCCAAGGTCCAGTCATAATTCAAATCAGAGTTGATAAAGTCCTGAACATTGAAATATGCCGTCATTGAGTTAGTGAAGACATTGAGGGTCTTGTTAAAGAATTCATTCCGTGTCTGTGGATCAGCCAATGCGACCTCTGCATCGTGGACAAGTTCCTTGAGCTCGACCGTCACACCCAGCGACGGATTGGCTTGCTGGATGTAGATTGGGTTAGTGAAATCGACTATTTTCCCATCTTTATCGGTATCCGCATCACAGATAAACAAGAAATAACTGTCATCTTCCACAGTTCCATCAAGAACCTTGTCGCAGTACTTCAACCGCTGGGCTAAGAAACCGTTTGGCTTGTCCCCTGCAGTCGTGATGGCCATAAGCAACTTATTCCGATAAGCCCGCTGGGCATTTTTCATCAGCGTGTACTTCTTGGATGACTTCATCCCGTGGATCTCATCTAGGATGATGATATTCCCGTTGAATGAGTCCAGATTATCTTCTTCAGCAGCAAGAGCATTGATGGTGAAAGAGCCTTTGGAAAACTCCTTACGGATTACATGCTCATTGTTGTTATCCTTGATCTTGATGGACTTATCTTTCCAGTACTTGACTGTATGCGTTAAAAAGTCAAAACTCTCTCGTGTTTGTTTGAGAGAGTTGGCTAGGATATACACATTTGAGCCACTTTGGTTATCTAAGATAGCAGCTGTCAAAGCCAGGGCAGAAGCAAATGGTGTTTTACCGTTTTTCCGTGGCAACATAAAAAGCGCTTCAGTGAAACGCCTTATTGTTGTATTTTTACGATAAAAACCAAAGAGATTGACGATACAGAAAATCTGCCAAGGTTGCAAAATGAAAGGGGCATTTGTTAAGGGCATACCCTCCAAGGATTCGCCTTTCCTGTGTACGACCAAACCCTGAATGAATTTTACTACAAAATCAAACTGCTCATTTTTAAAATCAAACTTGTCGCTTGCAAGGTCATCGAGAAACCTCTGGCAAGCCTTTATTCTCCTCTTGCCAGCAATTATCTTGCCAGAGACTACATCAGTTGCATAACCCACCGCTATTTTGAAGTTGGGTGAATTGTTTTTGATCATCATAGCAGATTAGCAATCATGCCTTCCAGACCTCCAGCATCCTTTGGTTTAGGTGGTTCGATTCCGACAGCCTTTGGATTTAAGCCAAGTCTATCCGAATAGGTAACAATATCCTTGCGAAGATTTTCCATGGACTGAACCAACGGTGTCTTTCTCTCAACAATGGTGCCTCTACCTGTTTCATGCTCTTCTGTGAACTGTGACCCATTAGCCAAGAACTCTTCCCGAGCGTTCTGGTAGTCATAGAGCAAGCCAGAATAGATTTCGATGATGTCATCATAATGCTTTGAGTAGGTCCCCATTTCTTTCATGGACTTCACAATTCTGTTTTTGATTGTGCTTTGTCCTTTAGGCCTTGCCAAAAACTCACCTCCTTCCAAAAATTTCGTGTAAAAATGTGACAAAAATCCTCACAGAATCGTAGAGGGGGAAAAAGTTCCCCTTCCCGGTCCCCAACGGCACAAAGTTATTTTAATTTTGAGGGGGGGCTTTGTGAATGACTGAAAGATTTTTATAAAATTCATCAAAAAATTTTTTTCGTTTTCTTTGCCACCACAAGCCCTGCCCTACAACTTTGTCGTTGGTTCTATCGTGAAAGGTTCCGTGTACTTTGTTAGTCAGACTAATAACATTCCAAGATACAAACTCCAGTTCTGGATATTCTGATACTGGATAAATGTGATGTACCATTTCAGCTGGAACAGTCTTGCCGTATCTCAACGATTCTTGACAGAGATACTTGTCACGTTTCATTGTACGACTTCGGAACTTATCCCAGCGACTAGACTTCAGCGTTTTACGAACAGGTTTAAATGTCACTGACTACCTCCAGTTTCACTTGGACAACCACATAATTACGACCACATCCTCTTTCCTCGAGCTCAAGTGTTGCCTTAAGTTTGCTTGAATAAGTCAAGGCTTGTCTATCACTTGTCCTTTGGCGTGGAGGAGAATATCTATAGTCAGTTCCATAAACAAATTTTCCTGTCTGTTTATTCATGATGCAAAATGTTCTCATGTTCCACTATCCTCAGCAACAGAAAAGGACAACTCGTCCAGCTGTCCTACTTGTTTACAAAAATTCATGATACAAATATAACACGAAAATCGTGAGAAAAATAGTACCCTTTTTTCTCATTTTTCAAAAACTACTTGACAAGTTCTCTGCTTGGTAGTTCCTAAAATAAAACTATACCATTTTCCCTCTCAATCATCTTTAACCTATATTGTGTCACTTTCGCTTTTTTCTCAAAAGTCTTGTAAACAAAAGGTTTTCCAGCTTTCTTATTTTTCAATCTGACACTACTGCAATATGTCACATTCTTATGTTCCTAAACGGAAATTTGCTAAGGCTCGGTCCTGTTGGTCTTGGTTGATACCGATGTATCTTTTGGTAATTGCTGCGCTAGCATGATTGAACAATTCCATGAGCATGGCAATATCCTTGTACTTCTGATAATAGTGATAGCCAAAAGTTTTTCGCATGGTATGCGTTCCAACATTTTCAACTCCACAATCTTCAGCAGCTATCTTGATAATGCTGTATGCTGCCTGTCTTGTCAACGGCTTGTTCTTTCCTTTGCGACTTTGGAATAAGTAATCGCCGACACGTTTGCCTTTGATGTGTTTATCCATTTCCCGTTTGAGAAAAGCATTCATCTTGACCTTGCGACGTTTCTTTGTTTTTCTTTCTATCAGCAAAAGATACCAGCCACGGACATTAGACACCTTTAGATTCAGAATGTCGGAAATGCGTAAGCCTGTGTTAATCCCTGTCAAGAATATCAAATAGTTGCGATAGTCCCAATCTTTTAGATAATCACACATGATGTCGATGTCTTCCTTGTTGCGAATTGGTTCAACATAGTTCATAGCCTTTTCCCTCCTTTCTTGCAGATAAATGAAAAAGCCAGTGCATTTCTGCAACTGACCTGTAAATCTGTCGGGCGAGTTCTGGTTATTCTTGAAAGGTGTTCCTCTGAAAACGAAAGGCTCTTGTGGGTATCTATCCGTCTTCTCGTTCCGACACTATCATAATACCAAGATTTTCATGAGAAAAATAGTAGCCTTTTTTCTCATTTTACAATTCCCCTTTTAATATTGCATACTGCTCCAAGATAATTCTACGACGGCGATAGATTGTTGCATTGCTTAAAAATTTCTGGTCTGCAATTTCTTCCCAGCGTAGTTGTGGGTACTGCCAGCGTAGATTGAAGATTTCCTTGTCTTCGTCGATTAGGTTAGAAAGTAGCTTGTCCACAATCTCCTTGAAGCCTTCCAGGAACTTTAATGTCGGATCATCTGCGAGCTTGACCGCGATGGTTTCTGTTGGTTTGCTGATTCCGATTGAAGGCCCACCTTGGCTGTCTGGGTTTCTGGTAGTTAGCTCCAGCCTGCGTAAATCTATGGTTCGCTGGATACCTCGGAACTTGAATAGTTCTTGGTCCAGTAGTTGAAGTTCCTTGTTGCTCAATTTCTTCAAATTTTACCTCCGAATTTTCTAAATAATTAAATAAGCTATCGAACATTTTAGAAAAAGCATTACTGATGTCAGAAACTATCTGCTTTATCATTTCGTACAGTTCATCTTCCAAAAATCTAATACGCTCTGCCATTGCTTCTTAGATATGCTTTTTCGCTTCATTCTGTTACCTCCTCAAAGCGCCCATCTATTTTTGGACTTATTTCTTTTGAAAATAGGATTCTTCTTTTCTTTTTTCTTCTGCTTGAGATAATCGCTATCTTTGTTAAAGATAATATCTTCATCTTCAATTAGTTCAGGAATGAAGTGTTTAGACGGGTATCGTTCAGGTCGTTCCATCACTCAACCTCCTCATTTTCTTCAAAGTCTTCAACATAAAAATAATTGACATTCTTAGGGTTGACAGACAAATTTCTAATTCTCATCAAATTTCCATTGTTGAACTGACTAGTAATCTTCGTAAGTTCTTTTTCTGTAAAATTTCTTACTAGAAAACTAAGTTCTTCACCATTAGAGAAGCAAATTTTTATTTTTTGATAATTGCTAACTTGCTCACTTTCAGGTTCATAACCAAGCAAGTATCCTACGCTTACTCCAAAATAATCTGCTAACTCATCTGCTCTATTCGTTTTGATTTGGCTTTCTCCATTTTCCCAACGTTGAATACTACGAGCTGGTGCAGCTATTGCTTCAGATAATTCCTGCTGAGTCAATCCCTTTTCTTTTCTTAATTGTTTTAGTCTGTTCATCCTTCACACCTCCCTAAAACGGCAATCCATCATCTGGAATATCCATCGGATCACTTGCTCCAAAACTTGGTGGCATCTGGTTTTCCATGCTTGACTGATTCGCAGAATTATCCTTCTTTTCAAGCGTTTGAAAACTTTCAGCTACCACTTCTGTCACATAGATACGTTGTCCTTGCTGATTATCATAGCTACGAGTCTGGATGCGGCCTGTGATTCCTACCAGGTTCCCTTTTTTGCACCAATTTGCAAAGTTTTCAGCTTGCTGACGCCACATGATGCAACTGATAAAATCAGCTTCACGATCACCTGCCTGATTCTTAAAATTGCGATTCACTGCCAAACTGAAAGTCGCAACTGCAACATTTGATGGTGTGTATCGCAACTCAGGGTCACGAGTCAAGCGGCCTACTAAAACGACATTGTTAATCATTGTTTTCCTCTTTTCGAACTCCATAAATAAGATATACAGCTATTTCCATTTGCGCGATATTATAAGCGTTACCGACCCAATCATTAAATTCTTGAGACATCGGCAACCAATCCTTTGTAGCTCCGAAATCATAACTTTCGGGCTTTTTGTCAGCAAATATACACTCCATAATTCCCATAAATGTCATGCCATCTTCAGCCATGTCCCTAAAGTAAGCGACTCTACTTTTAACAGCATCTGGTAAATCATGTGGTGGCGCTATTATTTCAGCATTTTTAACTGTCCAGCCATAAATTCCTTGAATCTTTTTTTGAATTTGATCAATCATTCTCTTTCTCCTTCTTCATTTTCTAAAACGGCATCTTTTATAAAAGTATTGCCAATTTTATAGTATTTGTATTCCTCAGCTGTCACTTCAAATGTTTCTTCAACGTGCTTATTACCTGCATATCCTGAAACAACCAGAATGTATTTTCTTTTGGTTCTGGTTGGCACAAGTACCGAACTTTTACCATTCATAACAGGTATGAACGTTGTGTGAGGTTCATCAATGTACTTATCTACCACTGTCCCACTCGAAATCTGGTGACATGCTACGAG